CAAACAAGAGTTGATACAAGAATATGCAAGATGCTTACAAGATACTAATTATGCTATTAAAACATATCTAGAAACATACGATAATACACAATCTAAATATGTACCTTTTAATTTGTTTCCTGAACAGGAAATGATGTTATCTAACTTTGAAACCTACAGTGATAATATAACTAAAAAATATCGACAAGCTGGGGTCTCTACAGCCACAGCAGCTTGGGTTTCTAAAAAATTACAATTCGCTTCTAAAACAAAACCAGAAAAAATATTGATTATTGCCAATAAATTAGACACAGCGTCTGAATTTGCCAATAAAGTTAGAGGATTCTTAAATCAGTGGCCTCAATGGATTAATGTAGGTTTTTCTAAAGAAAAAGACTCACAAAAACATTTTAAGTTAAATAATGGTTGTGAAGTTAAAGCAGTAGCAACATCAGTGGATGCATTAAGGGGATACACACCAACAACACTAATATTTGACGAAGCTGCATATATTGAAGCTGGTGATGATTTTTGGGCGGCATGTATGGCATCCTTATCCACGGGTGGTAAAGTAATAGTGATATCTACACCTAATGGTTATGATAAAATATATTATGAAATATATGAACAAGCCATCAAAGGTTTAAATAGTTTTCATATTTCTGAACTACATTGGGAAAATGACCCCAGATTTACAAAAGACCTTTTTTGGGTTAAATGTAAAGATATAGTGCATTTTTTATTAAATAGGGAAGATTATAATGAGGATGAATTTATACATGAAAAAAGTTTAGATAAGTTTGAGGATTTAATTAGGAATGGTTATAAACCTTGTTCTTCTTGGTTTGAAAGTATGGTTAAAAAACTTAAGTACGATAGAAGAAAAGTTTCACAAGAATTAGAAAGTGCTTTTTTAGGTTCAGGAGATAATGTAATACCAGTAGAGACAATAGAGAGAATAAAAAATGAAGATATCAGAGACCCAGAAGAAATGTTTGTGGGTAATCAGTTATGGGTTTGGGAAAAACCTAAAGAAGGTCACAGATATATTTTGGGGTGTGATGTTAGTAGGGGTGACTCAGAAGATTTTACTTCTATCATCATAATAGATTTTGATGAAAGGTGTCAGGTTTTAGAATATTTAGGTAAGATACCACCAGATTTAGCAGCAGATATAGTATATAAATGGGGGAGTATGTATAATGCTTATGTTGTTACTGACATTACAGGTGGTATGGGTGTCGCAACATCTAGAAAACTACAAGAACTAGGGTATAAAGACCTATATGTTGAAGGTATGAATACCGCTGATAAATGGAAATACAACCCTAATGATGGAAATAAAACTCCAGGATTGGCTTTTAATAATAAACGAAGTCAAATTGTAGCGGCATTTGAAGAGTCATTAAGACATAAATTTACTATACGTTCTAAAAGATTATTAAACGAATTATATACTTTTGTCTATATAAATGGTAAACCTAATCATATGAAGGGAAAACACGATGATTTAATAATGGCAATAGCAATGGCTTTATATGTAGGGGAAAATTCTTTTTCACAACTGCAAAAAGCAGATAGTTTAACTAAAGCTATGTTGGATAGTTGGACCACTTCAGGGAGTGCAAATGGAGAAAGTAAAGAACCAGAACATAGAAAACCACCAGCCAATAGAGGGATTTTTGGACAACCAGGAAATCAAAATAGTGATGCAAAACAAATGTATAAAGATTACGGGTGGTTATTTGGGAAGGTCCGATAACAAATGATTTACTATTTATAAAATAATTAATATTATTAAACAACATGGCAGATAACTTAACAATATACCAAAGACTGAGTAAATTATTTGGACCTGGTGGCCCCACACAAGAGGAACCAACGTACCAAAAATTTAAGATGTTACCAAAAGATATCCTTAAAACAGACTCGAAAGATGAGTTCGAAAAGGAAAAACTTCAAATGCAACAATCACTTTATCTATCCAATCAATGGCAAAAAATAGATAATGAATTATACACAAAATCAGTATACTATGAACCAACAAGACTAGCTTCATATTACGATTATGAATCAATGGAATTTACACCAGAAATATCAGCAGCGTTAGATATATACTCTGAAGAAGCAACTACACCATCAGAAAAAGGTTACATGTTGTCCATATACTCTGAGTCCACTAGAATTAAATCTATTTTAGGTGATTTGTTTAATAACATATTAGATGTTAATACAAATTTACCTATGTGGATTCGTAATACGTGTAAATATGGTGATAATTTTGTTTATCTTAAAATTGACCCGGAAAAAGGAATTATCGGTGTTAATCAATTACCTAATATTGAATTGGAAAGAAATGAGGGGCATAGTGCGTTAAACCAGATAAGTAACGATGACCCTAACGCTCATAAAGTAGAATTTAATTGGAGAGAAAAAGACATCAAATTCAATTCTTGGGAGGTAGCTCACTTTAGGTTACTAGGTGATGATAGAAGACTACCTTACGGTACGTCAATGTTGGAAAAATGTAGAAGAATATGGAAACAATTATTGTTAGCTGAGGACGCTATGTTAGTCTATAGAACTTCTAGAGCACCTGAAAGGAGAGTTTTTAAAGTTTTTGTTGGTAATATGGATGATAAGGATGTCGAAGCTTATATCCAAAAAGTTGCAAATAAATTTAAAAGAGACCCTATTGTTGACCCACAAAACGGTAATGTAGATTTGAGAATGAATCAAATGGCTGTTGACCAAGATTATTTTATACCTGTAAGAGACCAAGCAGCGGCAAGTCCAATAGATACATTACCTGGAGCAACCAACCTAAGTGAAATTGCAGATATTGAATATATCCAGAAAAAACTCCTAGCATCTCTTAGAATACCAAAAGCATTTTTAGGTTTTGAGGAGGTTGTTGGAGAAGGTAAAAATTTGGCTTTATTAGATATTAGATTCGCAAGAACCATAAATAAGATTCAAAAAGCTATTATACAAGAATTAAATAAAATAGCTATTATTCATTTATATGTTTTAGGTTTTGAAGATGAACTAGAGAATTTTTCTTTAGGATTGACAAACCCATCGACACAAGCTGAATTATTAAAGTTAGAACAATGGCAAACTAAAATAACTTTATATAAAGATGCTGTAGGAGACCCTGGTAGTGGTATAGCTCCGGTATCAGCAACATGGGCAAAGAAATTTATTTTAGGGATGAGTGATGAAGAAATTAAATTAGATTTACAACAACAAAGATTTGAAAAAGCATTATCAGGTGAATTAGAAAAAACTGCAGAAACTATTAAGAAGACAGGATTATTTAATACTGTTGACAAATTATATGGAGAACCACCAACTGAGGAAGGTGGTGAAGGTGGAGCAGATACAGCAGGTGATGAACCAGGACTAGATACGGGAAGTCAGGATGTTGCAGATTTTGATATGGGTGGTCCTGAAACTGAGGCTCCTGGTGGTGGAGATGAAGTGACAGAACCAGTTCCAGCAGCAGAATCGTTTAAAAAAGAAAAAGGGTTACCATTATTAATGGAAGAAAAAGGTCTATCTTTGGATGGGTTACAGGAGGTAGTAAATAGAACAAAAAATAATATTGATAGTATAAATGATAAGGTAGATTCATTATTAGAGGATTAAGTATATTTATTATAAAAGACACTTATGAAAAATTTCGGTTACTACAAAAATAATATAGACAGTATTTTAGAAAACTCCTTTACCGACACTAATAAATTTAAAAGAAATTTATCTGTAGTAATGGGAGCAATGAAGTACTCCAAAGTATTGAGGGAATTCTTTACTTTATACAATGAAATAGAGACTAAAAAGTTTAAGAATGAAAAAGATTCGGTTAACTACATAAATGAAGCTGTAGATTTTTTAAAAAGAAACAAACATAAACTAAATAAAGTTAGTCCTATTCTAGATAAAATTATCTCTGATAGAAAAGAACTATGTACCAAAAAAATAAATACTATTTATGAGAATATAGATAATATAGTTTATAGTAATTCTATAATTAACTTAGAGAGTGTTAGTAATTCAAAAAATATACTAAGCGAAAATACCCTAAAAACCAAAAAAACCCAAGGTAAAATAAAAAACCCTAAAATACTTTCCCATGTTTTATCTAAAAATTATGGAGAAGAATATGGAAATTCACTAAGTGAAAATCAACAAACCATTTTAAAAAATACATTGTTAATGACAGAAGATAATTTAAGTTCTGAGTTTAATAATGTTAAAGAAATAACCCTAAATAAAATTAACGATTTATTAAAAGAGTCTAAAGATGATAATTTATCAGCTAAGTTAGTGGAAGTTAAAAACGAAATAAGAGGGTTAAATATCACAAAAAAATCATATATTAGGGTTAGGAGTCTCCTAGAGGACTTGAACTAACTACACGTATTTTTTATATTTAAAGTATAAAAAATATATGGTATGATAAAACAAGGACGAGAAATAAACACTAAAATTTCCGATGTATTTAAAACATCCTATGGCACTGTAGATGTGTCTTCACTAAAATCTATATACTTAAATTTATCTAGCTGGGCAGAACCAAAAGAAGACTTACTAAACTGGGAAAGACCTATTAAAAAAGTAAAAAACGATATAAAACATAGAGTATATAATAAATTATCAGAAACTCCATTCAAAACAAAAACTATAGTAGATTTAGATTTAAGAGCTAGTGGGATAAAAAAAGGTAAAAGAAGTTTTCTTAGGTGTGAAATAACCTTATTCCTTAAAGACCTTAAACATAAAGATATTAAAGTACCTTCTATTTCCGAATCAGTTAATAATATCACAAATGAGATAATAAATAAAACTTTACTAACTTCTGAGACATTTCAGTTCTATAAATCTAAAAAGTGATATAAGATTTTTTTGCCTAACACCACTATTTATTTAAAAAGAATATTATGAGAGTATTAGAAGCAAGAGAAATCGGTCATGGAATATTAGTTGAGCATGACGGACACCTTTCACCAGATGACAACAAAGGAATCTTAAGAGAAATGGCAAAAGACAACTTCGACGGTGAAATATATATGAACGCAATACTCCAAAAATATAACACCCCAAATAGAAACGGTAGAATATACCCAGAAAATATATTAAAAAGAGAAAACGAAAGATACCAGGAAGTTATAAAAAGAGGTGGTGCAATATCAGAACTTAATCACCCAGAATCTTCACTTATCGATTTAGACAGAGCTTCTCACATAATTACAGAAACCTGGTGGGATGGAAATAGATTAATAGGTAAACTTAAATTATTAACATCTCCAGGTTATCTAAAAGAAGGTGTAATATCGTGTGTTGGTGATATGGCCGCTAATTTATTAAGACAAGGTGTAACATTAGGTATTTCTTCTAGAGGTGTGGGTTCATTAACTAAAAATGGAGAGTATAATGAAGTACAAGAAGATTTTGAATTAATTTGTTTCGATTTGGTTTCTTCACCATCAACTCCGGGGTCATATTTATTTAAAGAAGACGAAAAAGCTGACAGTGTAGATGAACCAACAGAAATGATAGAATCGTCAAAATCTAATACAGTAAACAAGTCATTATCTATGATGTCTAAACTAGACAATTTCTTAAATAGATAAATTCCCCACTAAAAACCTCAAAATAAAGATTTTTTACAAAAAGTTTATATTTATTAATAAACCATGCTGCGGTATGCGGTGCGGTATAATAATAAACTTTTAAAAAAATAAAAAAACGTGAGCGAATCAATTTTAGAAAAAGCGTTGCTCGAGGCGGAACAGTTAGAAGAAACTATGAAGTCTAATGCAAAAGAAATACTTGCTTCAACAATGAAGGAAGAAATTCACGAACTAGTAAAAGAATCGTTAAATGCAGACGATTACCTTAAGGAGCAAGAAGAAGAAGAAGTTGATATGATTGACCTAGACGATGACATGGACGATGACGAAATGGAAATGGACATGGAAACTGAAATGGGAGATGATATGGAACTTGATATTGAGGACGAGACAGACGACGTAGAGTTACCTGAACTGCCACCTCTAGATTTAACA